GCTTTCGGAGCTGGCAAAACTTTGGCGGTGTGTGCTAAAGCCCTCAAGCTATCATTGGACTATCCGCACAATTTTGGCTACATTTGTCGTAAAGTCCGGGCAACTATCGGGCTTTCCACCCTCAAAACCTTCCTTGACCTGGTATGTCCGAGAGAGATCATCACGGCCTACAACAAGCAGGAGGGACTACTTACCCTAACTACCGGTAGCCAGATATTGTTCGGTGGCCTGGATGACCCGCTCAAACTCGGCTCGCTAGGTGCTGGAGGTGTTGGTTTTGTCGGCATCGATGAGGCTATTGAGACGGTAGAGGATGACTGGAATATGTTAGAGGGACGGCTCAGGTTGCCTGGTGTGCCTCATCAAATATTTGCAGCTACTAACCCCGGGCCACCATCCCATTATCTCTATCGTAAGTTCTTTACTGAAGGGAAAGGCGAGGTCTATCAGGCTAGTTCCTACGATAACCCGGCATTGCCAGAGGATTATAAGGTGCGTCTGTCCGCTTTTGAGGGTGTCTATCGGGACCGCTATGCTTTAGGGCTATGGAAAGGGCTGGAAGGGTTGGTCTATTCCTCTTTTGATGATAAGATATGCTTGATACCACGCTTTGAGATACCGAAGACATGGTTAATATATTCTGGACATGACTTTGGGCTGGTCAATCCTGCAGCTATCTTTTATGCTCAGAACCCTGGTGTGGGCGACTTCTTCGCCTTTGCTGAGTATATGCCAGGCATCAAACTAGGCTACTATGACCACGTGCAGGCGTTTAAGGCTATCTGTGAGGGGAGGAATGTGCTAAGGCGTGTTGGTGGCAATCACCAGGAAGAGGGGGAGCGGGCAGCCTATACAGCACAAGGGTGGCCGATAAGCGAGCCCAAGCACAGCCAGGATAAGGCACTGCGTATTAAGATGGTGCAGGGGATGCACAGACTCAACAAGATATTTGTCTTTAACGACTTGACAAATTATGTCAGGGAGAAGTTTAGCTTTGTGGTAAAAGATGATAAGATAGTAGATGAGGCGAAGTTCCACTTGATGTCGGCAGAGGGATATTTACTCAGTGATTTTACCCCTGAGACTGTCTATAGAGGGGTCCGAGCTAATCCGGTAAGTTGTCATTAGGGAGGTTATGGGTATGCGCAAAATGGACGAAGCTAGTTATGGGACTTTCAAGAGTCAGCAGAAGGAACTGGATAGGCTACGACATAATGTTAGGGAATTGTTTGGGTATTGCCTATTTTTCATCTTCATATCGGTTGCCTTGGTAGTCCTACTGATTGTTTTGGGAGTGAGTTAAGGGAATGGACACTTCTCCGAACTATATTAAGATGTGTGAGGGGGCATTAGAGTCTATTAAATGGGTGCCGTCTTTTTGGGACTATTTTAGGCATATTCCGCTTTTTAGGCAGGACGAGTTGTAGGCAATGGTAAACAATACACCGGAATATCCCGGAGGAAAAATAAATAAGCTCTATGCCTTTGCTGATTTTACTCACAAGAAATCTTACCTAGGAAAAGGAACAAAAACCGTCAGGGGCTTGCCTGAAGAAGGTGATGAGGCTTGCCATTATTTTACTTTGCAGGAGCAACTCTGGCTTGCTTTTCTGACGAAAGAGAAATATCAAAAGATATGGACAGGTGAAGAATGGACACATTGACGAAGGTCATAAATAGATTAAAGGCTTTGCAAGACCGATATAATGTCATGGACGAAACCAGGGACTTTATTTACTGGGATGATACCCCCTATCAATTAACAAAACCAGATGGGAAGACCCTTTTAGACGATGCTATTTCCATCACTCCCAACAGCCCCAAGATACTAATACATTATATCGCTTCTGACCTCATGAATGGGAAATGGCAGACTGTGGTTGAGGGTAAAGGCATTGACCGTAAATTAAAAAAATCACATTATCTGGAATCCTTTTTGGATGATAACTTGGCGCAGATAGATGAGAGAGCAGAGCGCAGGGGGGAGACTGGGCTGTTTGATACTCAATGCAAACTGATTTGTGCCAGGGGTTGGATAGGGGAAATGTATATCGCAAAAATACACGATGGTAAGTATTCCCCGGAGTGCAGGTCTTTGGATATGAGGTGGACTCCCTTTGAATTTGGCAATGATGGGCTTAATTGGGTAGCTCCTATCTATTATCGCTCTAGAAGCGAGATAGAATCTGAGTATCCTGAGATAAAGGACAATGGGGATACCGATATAGTTGTAGTAGACTATTGGGATTCAGAGAAAAATGAGACATGGATAGGTGGGACTGATTTAAGCACACCTAAGGGCAGGTTGGCTCGTAGTCAACCGAATCTGTTAGGCTATCCCCCATTTGTTATCACTATTCCACCGTCGGGATATGGGCTGCAGGATAAAGGCTACTTGAAGTATAGAGGGGATGATATACTTCAATTAAACAAAGGGCTGTTCAAAGAAGAGGCCCGGTTATTGAGTCTGGAGGCTACGGCAGGATACGCGGGGATTTACCCCGGCTGGGAATATGAAGCCCAACAAATGGATTCAGAGCCTGCGAAGTTACCCCCGAAGCTGGATGAGGTGGGCAAAGTTCTGCCAGGCGAATTGCATAAGCCACTTCCTAGGGGGGTTATAAATCAAGGCTTTATAACTGCGAGGCAGGATGTTCGGAAGATGCTCGTAGAAGGGGGGCCAATATCCCCAAAGTCATATCCTACTTCACCCTCTGGTATTGCAATAACCACAGAGACAGAGCTGAGGAGGATACTCTGGAGCGCCCAAGTCAAGGGTCTTCAGAGCAACAGGGAAGGTTTGCTCAGGATGATATTAGACCAATTCATAAGGTTGAATGGGGAATTCTCAATTGGGAAGAAAGGCAAGAGAAATATATATTCCGCCTCCAAATTGGGTAATCCTGACGACTATTCTATTACCTGCGAGCTCAAAACAAAGAGTAAGAGGCAGGAGATAGCGAATCTAGCTTTATTCACAGCAACGGCAGGGCATCTTCCTTTAAGCATAAGGTTAAAGGATATTTTAGAGGCAGAAGACCCTGATGGGATAATAAAGGAAATGGAGCTTGAAAAAGCAAGGCAAGCCGACCCTGCGTTAGGGTTAATGGAGATGGCTTTGAGATATATAGAAGAAGCCGATGACATAGAGGATGACAATGATGCGAATGTCAAAATCATACAGGCTTGGATGCTAAAAGAGAGTGCTATATCAATTATAAAACAGAGGCAACTACCGCCGAGGCAGGAACTGCCTGAGAAGGCTAGAGTGCCCGAAGTAGAGGAAGTTCAGCCTGCTCGCAATCTCCTGCCTGCTATTTTAGGAGGTGGGGGAGCAGGTGGTGGGAGACAACCGATAGAGGAGGAGTAGAAGATGCCTAGACTTAAACTAACTAAAAAGGACTTAATAGCTGAATTTGCTCAAGTGATGGCGGGACAGGGACAGGGGAGTCCTGTTTTTATTGATGGACGGGGCAATAGTAATCGTAGTCGTCTCTTACAGCAATTAAAGGCTCTAGCAACAAAGGGAGACACATCAGCGAGGGAACAAGGAAAGTGAAAGGTACGCTGGAAGGTTATTTAGGGGTTACTGAGAGGTATGCCTTAGAGCATCCCCAAGCGGTAAAGAAGATAGGTAGGGGATGGTATCGTCCCTCTATTCCGACTGAGGAATTTGAGAGACTGATTCAGGAGGGGCTAGAGCCAGAGGACATCTATGCTAAACAACTGAAGGTCCTAGCTCCGACTCCTGAGGTCTCTACATTACCAAGTGGATGGCAGATAACACCTGACTACGAAATGTTTATCTCGCCAGAAGGAGAGCAACTATCCCTCGCTGATGTTCAGACGAGGTTCGTTGAGATAGGCATAGAGGGGTTGGTATATGATTATACAAGGAATATGTTTGTTCCAGCTACATCCGGGCAGGTGGCGCAAAGAGAAGAAACACAACGGGCTATGCAGGCGCAACTGGAGAGGGTGGGCATTAAGGGGCTAGAAATAGCTCCACCGGGGACGCCAGCCTCTATTACCCCTGAGACTTATAACCAGAGGATTGCTGAGTATAGAAGCAATTTAGAGAGAACATATCAAGCT